GTGGTGAACCCGCATGGTTGGTGTGATGCAGGGTGGACACAATGTGGCGGCGTGGCGAAATTTACCTAATACAGGAACGGCTGGAAGCTTAGAAGCTCCTTACAGCTACGCGTATCCTGGGCAATTGTCGACATGCGTGTCTCCAAAATGTGTGTGTTTGTCTGCGTAAACCATCGCGCAATCACGTTGATCCAATTGGGGTTGTACAAAAGGACGTGTGAACGGGGTGATACAGACAAAAGGTGTCTATCGATTCGAGACAGTCTCCCATCGATCCAGCGGAGGGGGTACGCCAATGTGGCGGTGGCGCTCGGGTGGATTGATCTGAATGGCCATCTGGTACAGTGGCGAGGAGTGGATGTAGTCAAGTAATGGATAGTCCATCTGACCAGGTTCTTCAGCGAGAGAAGTAGCATCTGTGATTACTCTCCAGAGAGCTTGCTGCTGTACCAAATCTGGTGCAGAGAGCTGCGATCTGAGAACTGCAATCATAGATTGACGAGCGATGAACTCGTCTTGAGTGTAGGGACCTGAGTGGCAGGTCAACTCGTTAAGCTTCTCCCAAATTACTTGGAACTTGGTGTAGATGGGATCACTGAGGACCTTCGCCGAGAGTGGCGCAGGACCTACCGTAGTGGGGTGGAAGAGGATGATGTCGTACGTGAGCCACAACTGACCAGCTTGTTTGTCCGTCGGATTCTGTGCGCCCTGAGTCAAAATCATGAGCTTTGCAGCATCAAAATTTTGCTCGGAGTAAGCGTTGACAGCAGAAGCAGGACGGCGGATGAAACGCGTGAACTGATTGGTGAGTTCAGGGTCACATTCCATGAAACAAGTGGATGGAGCGGCTGGTGACGTACTAACTGCGCCAGATTGGTTCAACATTCCTTGAAGACTGTTATTGGGGTACGAGTTGGGTGCCTCAGTAACATCATATTTGAAAGCCATGACGACCTGACCGAGCGCACCACTGTTGTTGGAAACAGCGGCGCCGCTGGTTGGGACGTATTCGGCGGCAAGACCAAGGACTTGGTATTGCTGCCAGCTTTCGGCTACCCCGGATAGCCATGGGAATGTACCGGTTTTGGATGGTTCGATTGACAATTCGAAAACTGTAGCGTTATCTTGGATTAGAATCGGCTGGACAAATTCTCGTCTTGTGATCCGAATGCATCCTTCGGTGTTAGTATGCATGTGTCGCACGACAGTAGAGTTGACGGGGCGAACGAGTGAGTTGACGTCTGGGGCCTCGTTGGTACTGATGGAATTGCCGGGTACACCGAGCTCGTTGCCGAGGGCTTCAGTGTACTCGCCCATTCCAAAAATAGTACGAATACCAGTCTCAGCTGCGTTGCCAAGAAAACCACCAATCGTAGCACCAATACCGGAAGAGCGCGGACGCTTGGAGTCTTGGCTACTCCGAGGTCCGGATTTCGGTCTCGATTGTCTTCGGTTTGGGCGTGGGGTGGGTTTCTTTGTCGGTTTCTTTTGCGGAGATTTGAATTGCTTGACAGGAGGACGTTTGCTGCTTCCTCGATATCCAAGAGAGGACATGGACTGCTTTGGCATTTCTGAATGATTTTATGAACTTTATCGGTATGTGGATAGAAAAGTTGTACCCACCGTCAATCTCGGTGGGACTGGATCTACTTACTACCAAGCCCGGTCGTAGGACCGGACTTGGATTTTCCACCTTTTCCGCCTTTGGAATTGGTGGGTTTCCCTTTCCCCTTCCCTTTGGAAGTGGTGGGTTGGCTCTTTTGGTCCACAGATTGTGGAGTGGTGCCCTCGCCCTTCTTGAAGTGTGATCTTACGATCTCGTTGCAGGCTTTGCAGAAGTTATGCTTGCCTGAGACGATTTCGTTGCATGGTTCAAGACCGTCATACCAACCTGAGCAATTGTCAGCACGCTTACAGCGCCGACCCGTGGGGCCAGTTGAGGGTGCTTTGCTTAATACAGGTTGGCCGGTATACTTGTCCGTCTTGATCTCTTCAGAAGAAGTGTCGATAGGGCTGCTGGAGGATGATCCATCCGTGTTCATATGACCACATGGCTCACTGTTAGGTTTGACAGGATGTACCACGGGAATTGGTGCTGTAACAGAAGGATTGACGATTTCGCCGTTGGCCATGTATGTGAAGGCAGCGGGTTTCGCTTCATGTTCAGCTAGAACAGGGGGATCATCCCAGCGGGAGTTTTCATCTTCGACATACTCCTCAAACTCAGCGATAGCTTCAGGAGTGAATTCTTCAAGGAACAGGGCATGCTGCCACTCGAAACCTTGATTGTTGTCGTGTTGGTAAGAAGTATCAGCGACGTCGCCAGAACATTCGGCCCAACGTTCGTTCCATTGCTTTTCAGACTCCAACATGAGTACTCGAGTAGCCTTGGCGCTACTTTTCCATTTCTCAAAATCACCTTTCGTCTGTTTGACGATTTTGCGCATCCAACCACCGATGAGGAGGGTGAGGGAGTCATTGGCCAAAATCGAACGCGCTTTCATGTGCGCGATAACAGGTGCGGGAAAACTCGCAGTGAGTGAAGAGACATGGAATTTCGAGATCATTCGTAGGGGAGAGCACACGTTGTCAGTGAAACCGTCCCAAACGGCTGGAGAATAATATCGGGCAAGGAAATCGACACGTTCGCCTCGCTGGGCAAGAGCAAACTTCAGGACGAAACCCCAGGTGGCGGCGCAACGAACAGATGCTTCAGCGTCAATGTTGCGCTGAAGTGAGTCGTCGCCGCCAAACAGACCGAGGTTTGTGTAGGCACCTTTCTCGGACAACCGCGACTTCGTGTCGGGGATGTCAGATGCAAGGAGACAGCAAAAAGAGATGAAGGCATTGCGGGCGGTATTGAGGCACGAAGTATAAGGATCTCCAGACGCCTGGGAGGTTCCTTGTTCGTACCAAACACCGTGACCGGCCTTGACAGAGTTGCCATAAGTCATGGAATACCATAACTCAATCTCATCGTGCTCGTCATCGGGGAAGTTCGTTTTCAGAAAAGCAATGTCAAACTCACGCACTAGGTGATTGACTGTACCATCCATCCGACTATAGTCACCTAGGCCTATGTGACGTGTTCGAGGGTCGGATACATGTTCGGCAACTTTGACGGCCACCTCTGAAGGTGTGTGGCCGAAAGCGTACCATTGCGTTTTCTTCATGTTCTTGGACAAGGCGAGAGAAATTCGCGAATTCTCTAATCGAACCTTGTCAGGCATGGGTGTGATATTTCTTGGGTCACCTGGTTTCATACCAGCTTCGGTCTTTTGGAACGCAGCTGTAATTTTACCAATAACCGTAGTGTACGCCAACCAAGCTTGTCCGGTGTAGGACATAGCATCCTCATTCGTGAGTCGCTGTCCGGGCTTGGTCTGGTGGTCGTAGACTTCCTGCGCGCTTAACATCCGGACTTTCGTGAATCCGATATCTTTCTTGTACTGGTTGAGAAAGGATGTGATTTGGCGCTGTTGGTAACGGTCAGTTGAAGAGGGTAGGCCCTTAGGCCTCACATTGTTGATTCGGGTATCAACGGAATGTGAAGTGTTACCGCGAGTTGATTGCGGTACATAGGTGCAACCTCGAGTAGCACCTTCGAAAAACCCTTTCAATACAGGTTCATGTTCAACTTCGACGTAGTCGTCGCAACGGAAACGATAGTTGGTGACAGTCGGCTGTCGCAGGTAATCAATGACCTTAGTGTGACCAGCCTCGTAGGTCACGGCATTGATGCCAACTATAATTTCGTCAGTTGACCAGTATTCCTTATATTCGGCGCCATAGGCGATACAAAAATTAGCAACCGGCATTTTCTTCTTTTGTGACATATTGTGAGCCTTAACAACATTGTAAGCCTTGGTGTCAAACACAGTGGTCACAGAAGACCCAGCTAAGTTGTAAGAATACATCCGCTCACTCGTCGCATGGTCGATGTGAGTGAAAGAATAAATTTGCGTGCCGAGAGGCTGGAGTTCGGTTGGTGGAACATTTGTAACGACCGGTTTTAGTCTTCGCGGCAACAGAGTGAGTACATCAAACGCGAACCAGAGGGTGCGGATGAGACCGAATTTGACAGCAGGATGCTGAATCCAAATCGTTCGTGACTCACCACATGAAATGTGGAAGTTGAAGTGAAAACCTGACCGGAGGCCGGATATAAGGACGGAACCGTATAGTAAAATGTATGAAAATATGAAAACCATAAAGGAACTGGCGTAGACCATGGCGGCATCGGGACAATCAACAATCCAAGGGTACCACGTCGGAACCCAAATGAGGGAAAGGCGGAGTTTCCGTGGGACGAGGTGCCACAAAGAGTGGACTTGAAAATTGTATGGATGGCCAGCGAAGGTAAACGCATACTGGTGTGGCTCAAGCGTCTCTGATCCCCAATAGGTGGTGGAGGGACGTAGAGTGCTGAACCAATTGAAGCAGTATGTTCCAAAAGGGGTGACGGCGATCGCGTCTACTACGGGGTAGAGGTAGTAGAAAGTGGCGATCGCGAAGATGAAAGATATGATGAGTAACAAAGTGCAAATGCGCCAAGTCATCTTCCTCATACTGATGTGAGAGGTGATGGAGCGGGTGTTATCCCAAAGAGACTGAGAGTAGTCTTCTTCATCAGCACAGGTTGAATCCCACGTCTCCGTAACGTGGTTGTAGTCGACGGAGAACTCGTCGGTTTTGAATGAACCCTGTGTTGGCATGTGCATGTAAGAGAATATCGTAGAATCGTTGTCCATACTTGTGACCAAAAGATCGTTGTACTGGTCAGCAGAATACCAGTCAAGGTCGTCGACAGCAGAGAAGTGATGACCCTTGTCGGGTTCATCGTCCTTGCACTGTTTGTAGTAGACGAAGTCTTTCGCTGTACGTAGCTTTCTGCTACCATCAGCTCCTTTCAGGAGATCAGAGTTGGAACTATTCAACGCGTAGTTAATTCGGCCGGAGGCTACAATAGCAGTGTCAATCCAGTGTCGGGCAGCGGAGCGTCGCTGTGCTGCCATAAGGTGGACATTGGAAACATTGGGACGGTGGCCTTCTAAAGTGAAGGGACGATCAACCATCTCCTGGCGGAATTTACTTACGGCCTTGTGAGGGGCGATACAGGGCATGCTTTGGATCCTCTTCTCGACAGCAATGTAAGATCGTTTCTTGACAAACTGAACGAGAGAGGTGATGCAGATGCGGATTGTTACATAGAAAAGTGCCCAAAAGAGGCAGAAACACGACGCTACGAATACGTCGGTCATCAATTCGTAAGTAGAGTGGGCGACTTGAATTGAAAGTCGGCTTTGTGCGGCGCAGAAGAAATTCGATGCGGACGCGATCAAGGAGGACCCGAGGGTCCTTAGGGAGAGCATAAGCTCCAGAGGTATCAATATG